TGACTTCATTGATAGATTTAAGGCTGTTGGGGGTATGGTAGACAAGTCTATTATTGATGGCCTTAACGATATTGTTGATGTCGGCCCTAAAGCACCAGTTCAGGGCATGTTTGGTGCTGACATTAAAGGAACACATACTTTGCATTTCTTCCCTAACGAGTCTTATGGTGGGACGCAAACATACACAGTCGCTCTTAGATCAGGTACTGGTAAGCTAGTTCCTCTTAGCAATAACTATTCTTATAACTTTAAAAGTTCTTTGGCTTACAAAGACACCTTTCCCAAAGTTATTGAGAAGCTTAAAACTAAACGTGCAAAAGATGTCTTTAATGCAGCTGGTTTGTTTGACCCCTCATTTGTTCAAAACACATTCGAGAATATTGAGAACGTAAGATCAGACACATCTCTTTTACCTTTAATTAACGGTTACAATGAGTTTGTATCTGGTTTTGGTGGTGATGCAATTGATCCTAGCACACTCACAAAAGCAGAGGTTGACGACTTTTTCTTAGCTCTTAAAGAATTAAGGTTTTAGCAATGAGCAATATTGACTGGGACTTTATAGGTGTAAAAGAAGGCAAGCGTGTTCTTAATGGGTATGTACCAAAAACAAAGAACATGAAGTCAGGCGTTACTATTGCGACTGGATTTGATCTTGGTCAGCGTAATCTGTCTGACCTTGCTGGATTGCCTAAAGATATAATAGATATTCTAACGCCGTACCTTGGTATCAAAGGTGCAAGCGCAGAAGAGCTTGCGTCTAATTTAAAAGTGTCAGATTCTCAAGCCAAAACTATTGATGAGTTTTCTCACGGTGAAGTTCTTAACGATCTTCGTACAAAGTGGAAAGCTGCTACTGGTGGGTCGTTTGATGATTTGCCTATGAACAAAGCTACTGTTATTGCTTCTGTTCGTTTTCAGCATGGCGACCTTGAAAGAAAAACGCCTAACTTTTGGAGACAAGTGACCAACGATGATTGGGTTGGTGCAGTAAAGAATTTGCGTAATTTTGGAGATGAGTTTCCTACAAGAAGAAATAGCGAAGCAGATTATTATTTGAGCAACATAGATGCAGAAACGCAAAAAAAAAGGCTTGATGAAACATTAGCTGTGACTGCACCAGCTGATGCACCATCACGTCAATTGACTAACGAAGAGCTTATTGCAAAAGCTCAGGGTCAGATTTCTGCGGCTAAAGGGGAACCAGAAGTCCCCACCACTGTTGAGCCGGAAACAAAAAGCCCATATGACAAGATTGAGGTTCCAGATTGGTTTATGAAAGATAAGCCAACTGTTGAGTATCCTATTCGACCAGAGCCTGATATTGTGCCTCAGGTTAGCCAGCAGCCTTCAATGGTTCCCGAGGAAAAGTACGATCCTGCTGCAAAGCCTATGGATCCTATGGAGATGATTCGTAGAGACATAAACGAAGCTGGGCCTATTGCAAAGACACTATCTAAAAATGAGTTTAAGGGTGCTAACCCATTATATTTTAATGAGAACTCTGGTCAGATTTGGTCTGCTGCATTTAATCAACTTAACCCAATCAAAGCATTGTCTGATTATGTAAATGATCTGATGGTGGATCATGTTGATGAAGATGGCTATGATTCTGCTGCTGATCCAAGGGTAAAAGAAAACCCAGAGCTATTGTGGAGAGCTATTAACTCAGAAAGTTTTGGTGAAACAACTTCAATCATTGAGAGGCTGGAGGAAGAAAGATTAAATCAGGATATTCTATCTTCTTCTGATTCGGCTGTTGCTGAATTAACTGCGTCTATTGTTACGCCTTCAACTGGTGCGCCTGTTTCGGCAATGAAATATATGACAACAGCATCAAAGGCTAAAAGGTTTGTTGGTGGGGCTGCGTTTTCTCTTGCTACTGTTTTGCCAGAACAAATGGTATTGCAAGCAGCCAGGGAAGACAGAACGCTTGTAGATAGCGCAATGGCTCTTTCATTGGTTTCTCTTGCTGGCGGAACTTTGAACACAGCGTTTGGCCCTACTATGGCAAAAGCAAAGATTGCCAGAAGAGTTAAGAAAGATGCTGCATGGGAAGCCAAGCAAACTGATGGTGTATATGAATCTCTTGGTGCTGCCGCTGATCCATCAAGAGCAAGGCAAACAGCTTACGCAACTATGGAGCGTGATGCTGCAAAAGAAACTGGTGTAAAACTAGAGAAGCTAGGCTGGAACCCTGTGTTTCGGATGTTGAAAAGCAGCAACCCTATAGTTAGGGGACTCGCTGCTGAAATGGTTGACATGGGTGGTGTTGCTACTAAGCGTATTGATGAAGAGCTTCCTATGGCTCAATCAGTAGAAACAACATTTAGATCTCGTTATCTTTCTGAGCTTCTTGAAGCTATGCGTAAATCAGATGAAGCATACCTTAGCTATCGTGGCAAGGTTGCTAGTGATAGCGATATTGTTCGTTCGTTTCAAATACTTGGAACTCAAATAAGCGATAAGTTTAAATCAGGAGGTGATTATCTTTCTGAAGTTGACTTCCGTATTCGTATTGGTAAGGCAATGCGTCGTGGAGATGTCGATGAAGTTGGTGATGCAGCTTCTCCCTACGTTAGTCAGGCAGCTGCGGCTGCAAGAAGACAGCTTAATATGATTAAAAAAGAAGCTGAAGATGTAAGGTTGTTTGAAGCAGAGATACAAAAAGCATTAGAAATTGCTCGTAGATCAGGTGATTCAGCTGAGGTCTCTAGACTCACAGAGCATCTAAACAATGTAAGATCTCAGGGCGTGTCTGTTAATACTGCCGCATCTTATCTGCCTCGCATTTATCGTATTGACAGAATTATGGACGATCCACAAAGGTTTGTTTCCATTGTTCGTGCTTGGGCTATAGAGAACAAAGGCATGAGCAGACAAGCTGCCCAGAAGTATGCTGATGAGGTTATGGATTCTGTAACTCGTTCAAGACCTTATATTGGCTTAGAAGGTGACGATCTTGACCAGTTATTGTCTCCTGCAAGCACAAAGATGCGTACATTTGAAATACCAGATGAGCTTATAGAAGAGTTTCTTGAAAGCGACATCGAGGTATTGCTGCGTCATCATACTCGCACTATGGGCATGGACATCGAGATTGCCAGACGTTTTGGCAGCATAGACATGAAGTCTGTAATTGATGATGTTACTAATGAGTATACTCGTCTTATTGATGAAGCAACTGACATTCAGATTAAGAATAATCTTAGAGAATCTTTGGCTAATGATCTTCGTGATATTCGTGGTTTGCGTGACAGGCTGCGTGGTACATATGGTGCGTCTAAAGACCCACATGCAATGAGCAGCCGTTTTGTCAGATCAATGAAGTCATTCAATGTTCTTGTTGGCATGGGTGGTGCAATGGTTTCTTCAATACCAGACATTGCCAGAATAGTTATGGTTGAGGGCATTGAGAACGCTTATGGCAAGGGACTTAAGATACAATTTGCTCGACAAGCTAGAACAATCAATCGCTTATCTGAAAGCGAACTTAGAAAGTCTGCTGTTGCTGCTGACGCTGTTCTCGGTTTACGAGCGCATGCTTTTGCTGATCTGGGTGATGTATTTGGGAATCGTTTTGCTGTTGAGCGTGTTCTAAGCGCAAGCACAGGAGTTATGTTTGTTCTCAACGGCCTCAATATATGGAACCAAGCTCTAAAAGAATTTGCTGGCAATGTAACAATGCTTCGTATGACTGAAGCCATAATGAAGCCTTGGAATAGTTTGAGCAGAGCTGACAAGGAAAAGCTTTTAAAGAATGGCATTGGTCAGCAAGAGCATATGCGTATGTCTCAGCAAATTAGGAATCATGGTGAGCAGATAGATGGCGAGTGGATGCCAAATACTGAAGCTTGGACTGATCCAACGATGCGCTTGTCTTTTAGAAATGCTCTTAATCAAAATGTTGAACGTATTATCATCACCCCTGGGGCTGGCGACAGAGCATTGTGGACATCAACAGAGTTTGGCTCGATGTTGACTCAGTTTAAGTCTTTTGGTCAAGCGGCAACTGTTCGCATGTTAACATCTGGATTACAAGAACGTGATGGTGCTTTCTGGCAAGGAGCCTTTTTGCTTGTCGGTCTTGGCGCACTCACCAATGAGTTGAAGAGAAAACAGTACGGCCTTGATGATCGTAAGGAAACATTTGATGAGAAACTTATCAATGCAATAGATCGCAGTGGCATTACTGGATATTTTATGGACGTTAACAATGCTGTTGAAAAGTTAAGCAATAACAGACTTGGATTGCGTCCAGCTGCACTAGATAAAACTAAGAAATACGTTCCTAATGGAGCAAAGCTAAACGCTGTTCTCGGGCCTACGGCTGCTAACATTAGTAATGCGGCAAGCATTATGACAGATGTTATAACAGGAGAGGCAGATCAGAAAACTGCTGATAGCCTTAGGTTCTTGACTCCATTTGGAAATCACCCTGTTGCCGATCCATTTTTTGATTGGGCGTATGGACAATAGATGTGAATTAACGCAATGAAGCCAACAATGTATAAGAGGATATTATGGCGACAATACAAATAGCAGATGATGACGCTAGAGTTCAGTATTCCCAAGCTGTCGTAGCAAACACTACTCAGCTTACTATTGATTTTCCATTCTTTGATCTGGATGATCTTAATGTAATTGTTACTGACGCTGCTGGCACAGATACAACCCTTTCCAGAGGAACTGGAACAGGGACTTTTGCTGTTGTCGGAGTTTCTGTAGATGATGGTTTTTCAGGTGGTTATATAACCTTGGGAGACGATTATGCGTCTGCAACTGATACATTTACTATCTTTCGTGACATTGCTGTTGAGCGTACTACTGATTTTCCAACGTCAGGGCCGTTTAACATCTCATCTCTGAACACTGAGCTTGACAAGATTATTGCTATTGAGCAAGAGCTTGAGACCAAGATTACTCGTACACTTCAGCTTGCTGACTCAGATACAACTGTTGATCTAAAGCTGCCTAACCTTGACACTCGTAAGGGAACAACTCTTGCGTTTAATGCTACAACTGGTGAGCCGGAAGCTGGCCCTACTGTTGCTGGCGTTACTACTGTCGGTGCTTTGGCTGCTGACATTGCCACGCTTGCTGACATCGAGGATGGTACAGTAGCAACTGACGCTATTAGCGACACTGCTGCCATTGCATCTGACGTTACTGCCGTTGCAGCTATTGCTTCTGATGTTACAGCTGTCAATGCTAACTCATCAAACATTAACGCTGCTGTAGCTAATGCTGCTAACATCAATGCTGCACCAGCTAATGCACAGCTTGCTGCTGACTGGGCTGTCAAAGTTGACGGCATTGTTGATAGCACAGACTATTCATCAAAGGCTTGGTCAATTGGTGGTACTGGCGTTACTAGTACAGCTGGTGCTGGCCCTGCTAAAGATTGGGCAACAGAAACAACAACGACTGTTGATGGGTCTGAGTATAGCTCAAAAGAATATGCTGTTGGTACTCAGACTAGAGGCACTACTGGTTCTGCTAAAGACTGGGCTACTTACACAGGGGGTACAGTAGATGGGTCTGAATACTCTGCCAAGTATTGGGCGCAGCAAGCAGCCAACGAAACACAGTCGCAGCGTGATGTTTACTATGGTGCCTTTGCAAGTGATGCAGCAGCGCAGACATATCAAACTGTAACTAACGGCGGCACTGTAGATGCTGGCGATCAATACTTTAACACATCAAGCAACATCATTCGGGTTTATGACGGCTCTGCATGGAACGATGCAGTAGTAAGTACAACTGGCTTTGCTACTAACGGCTTTGCCATTGCGATGGCAATCGCCTTATAGGAGTAAAAGATGGCACAGAATTTTCGCAGATACACGCTAAACAACGTAGGCACAGTTGCTGCTGACGTACCTAACGGCAGTAACTTTGACACATACGATACGCTGGTTGGCATCCATTTAGCTAACGTAACGGTAAATGCTATCACTGTTAGCTGCTATATCAATGACGGAACTAACGACATCTACTTGGTTAAGGATGCGCCTATCGCAGCTGGCGGTGCGCTTCAAATCCTAGATGCTGGTGCAAAGTTTGTTGTGCAGTCAGGCGATAGATTGTGGGTTCAATCAGATACCGCATCATCATGCGATGTGTGGGTATCCGCTGTTGATGACATTAGTTCATAGGAGTAACCGATGGGTTATGTAGGTAATCAACAGACTGAAGGCTTTAGCCAGATACCAGCCAAGCAAGACTTGACAGGTGCGACTGGCACTAGCCTGACGCTGACACACGCTGTAGCCAGTGCTGAAGGCATTGACTTGTTCATTAACAACGTGCGGCAAGAGCCTACCACGGCATACTCTGTTGGGGCTGATGGTGTCACAGTAACGCTGACAGGCTCAGTGGTGGCGACTGACGACATCTATGTAGTTTATAACTCACTGGCACGTCAGACCAGCACACACCCATCTAATCAAGCCCTACAAGCTACCAGCGGCACATTCTCTGGTGCTGTGTCTGCTGCGTCTGCAACCGTAACCGGCGACCTCACAGTTGACACCAACACGCTTTACGTTGACAGCACGAACAATCGGGTTGGCATTGGGACGGCTTCGCCTGATTCCGGCGTTCATGTTGAAAGTTCTTCTGGAAGCAATGCACAAATAAAAATTCAAACTGGCGACACTACTTCTGTATCACAATTAATATTTGGTGATAGTGCTGATAGTAATACCGGCGGTATTCAGTACGCTCACAGCGACGACTCTTTGCAGTTTCATGTCGGTAATATCGGCGAAAAGATGCGCATCGACAGCAGCGGAAACTTGCTGGTGGGTCAGACCGCCACTTCAGGCGTCAACGCAAGAGGCGGTCTTATGGTTGAGCCAGAAAGGGACGATGGTGCCGCCCGAATTACTTTTGACAGAGATACTACGTCGGCAACCAGTACTGCAATACTTTTCAGAGATGCCGGATTGAGCAAAGGTTCAATAGCTTACAATAATACATCAACCACATTTTCTACCTCATCCGACTACCGCCTAAAGACCGCAGTTACCTACGACTGGGATGCAACCACACGCCTCAAGCAGTTACGTCCTGCTAGGTTTGAGTGGATTGCTGATGGTGATGACGCTGTTCCTGTCGATGGCTTCCTTGCACACGAGGTGCAAAGTGTCGTGCCAGAGGCTATCACCGGCACACACAATGAAGTGGATGACGAGGGCAACCCTGTGTATCAGGGCATTGACCAATCAAAGCTAGTACCATTATTAGTTAAAACAATACAAGAACTTGAAGCCCGTATTACGGCATTGGAGACTGCATAATGACTAGAGCAAGAGAATTAGCGGATTCC